CTTACATAAAACATTCTGGCAGTCAATTTTATGACCCATTAATCGACTAAGGATCGACTTTAGACATGCAAAATCCTTTAGCTAAAGGAATTTTAGTATAACAACCCAAAAATCCAAATAGATATGAACTATTACCATTTTTCATAAAATTTTTAGAAAAAATCTGTTTGACACCCTATTTATTTTAGGCGTATGCTTTACATCGGAGTCTCGAAATCTCCTTTAGAGCGTTACCCGCACACGTCAGCAATGCGGTATTTTTTTGCCCACCGTTTTTGTACCATTTTCCATCATCAAGAAAATGGCGCTCAGATTATGTCGGGGATAGGCTAATACAAGACCCGCAAGGGAAATAGGCCTGACTGTCTCTAAACAGTTTCGAGTCCCCGACGCCATTTGGCTCAAATCGAAAAATTTAGAGGAAACCATCATGACCGCATCCGCTTTACAATTTCAAGAAACCCCATTTGATGTTATTGACCGTAACGGCCAACCTTGGTTAAAGCAATCCCAAATAGCCAATGTGCTATACGGCATTGCAAAAGGAGGGGGTCAAAGTGACGCAGCCTTTCAGAATGCAGAAAAATCGTTACGCAGACTGTTTGACCGCAACAAGGACGAATTCACCGACAGCATGACCGCCCTAATCGAACTGGAAACGAACGGCGGCAAACAGCAAGTACGGGTTTTCAGCCTTCGCGGCTGCCATTTGTTGGCCATGTTCGCCCGCACCAAAACCGCCAAAGAATTCCGCAAATGGGTGCTGGACATCATCGACAGCCACCTCCAACAAAACCCCCACCCCGCCCAACCCTCCGAACCGCCCACCATCACCAAAGCCCAACAAGGCGAACTCTACACCCGCGCCACCCGCATCGCCGGCGGCGACAAAAAGAAAATGACCGCCATCTGGTCGCGCCTGCGCACCCACTACCGCATCAACGGCTACACCAACCTCCCCGCCGACCAATTCCAAGACGCGCTGGAAACCCTAGACCGCTACAAACAAGAATACAACCAAGGCGCGGAAATCCTCCACATCAGCACCATCGAACTGGAGGCCATGCTGACCGAACGCACCCAAGCCCTGCCCCCGCCCGCCAAAGAAGGCGAACTCCTGCCCAACCCCACCAAAGACGACCTGATCGGCATCCTGACCCGACAAATAACCGCCCTGGAGGCGCAACTGCAAGCCGCCCAAAACCTAAGCCCCGCCAGAATGATCCTGGCCCTCAAACAAGAAGGCCACCTGGTGATCGAAAAAGGCCAAGACCTGCCCGGCCAAATCGTCATGCACTACGTCTCCCCCAAACGCCTCACCCAATTAATCCACTGCGCCACCGAGCGCTTAGAAAACTTCTTGCGGGAAGAAGTGGCAAACGCCTAAAACTCATCAAAACAAACAAAGCCCACCCGTCCGGCGCAAACCGCCGGACACAAAAAAGCCCCGTTAAGGGGCTTTTAGCTGATGGGTTGAAATAATTTGGCGTGAATGTTAAGGCTTAATCTATACTTCAAACGGTCAAGTTTTCGGTTTTTTGGTAGGGTACACTGTGCGTACCTTTAAAAAACCATCATAAAATCAGTGTAAAAGGTACGCACAGCGTACCCTACGGTGAATTGTAAAAGCCGAAAACTTGGCCGTTCACAGTATATTTAATGGAAAGCGTATGCTAACGGATAAAATCGGCCAATACCTGCCGATTAAGGTATATTTCTTGAATAGCTAATACAGGTTAAATTAACGCACACCAGAAGTATATAGCTATATCTTCTGAAAATCTTTTATCAGTTATATAGAATATGAAGCAACGAGTTTGAGGTCAGAGAAAACGACTTTTGGCTATCATGTCCTCTCCCGGTTACTTGGAATATTCCATTGACATTACACGAATCTACTTTTGTATTAAACATAGGAACTGTGCCGACGATAAACAAGAAGCCATTTGTATCCTTATTTATAGAAAGAGAAATGTCAGCTTCTTCATTTGCACATTTTATTTTTCCAGATAAAGGATCAATACTTTCAACAGTAAATATCAAATTTGGAGAGCTAACACGGATCGGAATTGAGAATCTAAAGTTGTCTTTTACGTTCGTTTCAGAGTTTTGTGTGATTAAAAGCGGCTCGTTTAATGCAGGAACTTTAGCTGATGTACTTATTTTTATTGGAATATTTGCTACGTTGTTGGTATAAACGAGGTCGTAATTTAAGACAATAAAGTTTGAATTTTGCGTATCCGATTCTCTTTCGAAGTTAATGACAAATTTGCACTCCCCATTATCAAACAATGCTTGATTAATAGATAGCCCAGGCAATGAAGACTCAATGTTCCAGTTGCTTTTATTGCATAAATTGTTTGGCATTCCAGGAATAACCTGAATATGTTTTTGTATGCCGCCTTTGACGGCATAAAGATAATCAGGATCATCATAGCTTTTATATACTGAGCTGTTTTTCAAATATGTAGCAACATTTGCAATGCTTGGTAACTTTTCAAAGTGATAGCTATTTTCTATTGGGCTACTCTGGTCGTAAGGTATTATAAAAAAATCAAAATCATTTAACTCTAACTTGACTGAATCAGATAGGCCATAACTCAATTTGTTACTTGCTCCTATTGTCAGATAGCTAGCATTTGTATCTAATCTGAGCTTGGCATTGGTCATGTCATTATTGTAAGAAGCCCAACTTACAAACCAACCGTACATTCTATCGAGATACCAATGCTCGCCACTGCTCAAAGAAGGATTATTTTCGTATAGCTTTAAAAAATCGAAATATTGTTTTGTTTTATCTGTTTGAGTACCGTTGTTTAGATTGTAAGTCACTGGTGAGTCAAATGTTCCTTGAGAAAGGACAAGGTCGCGTCTTTTTGATGAATTAGTTTCAACATCTACAGCACTGTTTATTGATGCAGCTGTAAAACTAGCATTTGCGTCTGCATGTGCAATATTCTTTAGGGCTTTCGTACAAGTGTATGCATAATAAAGATTATTTTCATTTTTGACTTTTATGGGATCCTTATCTGATATATTTAAATATCTATTTGGAGTGGCTCTGCCTTTTTTAAACTCATCAATATTTTTTGTATCGTAAACAAAACCTAGTATTCCACTTAAATCTGTTCCTTTGATGCGGCGAGCCTGTAGATTAAGGTCGCTTGAGCGGCTTAATAATATGTCACTATCTATATCGGCTGGAAAAAAAAGTCCGCAAGACTTATTAACTATTTCAAAAGAATTCAATAACCCCCCTCCTAGCGACTCAGGCGAAAATTTTTGTTTTTTATCAGGCGGAAATAAAACACAACCATTAATACTTATCGCAATAAAAATTAATATTATTTTTTTCATAAGCTCCATCCAAGTATAGTTTCATTGAGGGATTATTTTATATTTTAATCGTTGAGCAAAGCTCAGTACTCTTAGAACGATTGCCTTTGATTTATATGCACTTGCCCTGCCGATGCATAGCCCAACCCAACTAGCGTAATCGAATAAATATTAGCTTCGAAAGTATGATTCCGCAAGCCAATAGCACTTATATATTTTGAATGGCAGCTTATTTGCCCTTTCCTAACTTTGCAAATAACTTCATATCGGCAAACGTCACGATAACGTAATTCGCGATATTGATAAGGTTTTAACGCAAGTGTCTGAATCTTTCGGAAAACTCAATTTTGAGGAGACCGAATACGAAAAGCCAAACAATCTCAATCTGATGGCTAAGCATCGTTCCTTTAACCTGACTAAAGACGGTTTCATGTTTTTGGTCATGGGCTTCACTGGCAAAGATGCCGCCGCAATCAAAGAGTGGTACATCAACGCCTTCAATCAGATGTACGATAAGCTATTTCCCCGTTCCGCGCCCACCCAGCAAACCCTACTCCCCGAACCGCCCGCCATCACCAAAAAGCAAGCCGGCGAACTGTCCGCCATCGTAGCCAACAAATCCCGGTCAAGCGGCAAGCCTAAAGCCTACTATTGGAGCCGTTACCAAAACCATTTTAAAATCGCCAAGTATGGCGACACCCCCGCCGATAAGTTTGATGCCGCCCACGACTACCTGCTCAGGCTGGAGGGCGATAATGACCCCTTGTTAACATTGTCGCAAGCGGAGCTTGAAGCCTTATTGCAGGAACGGATCAACGCCCTTCCCTCCCCAGCCAAAGAAGGCGAACTTCTGCCCAACCCCACCAAAGACGACCTGATCGGCATCCTGACCCGCCAAATAACCGCCCTGGAGGCGCAACTGCAAGCCGCCCAAAACCTAAGCCCCACCAGAATGATCCTGGCCCTCAAACAAGAAGGCCACCTGGTGATCGAAAAAGGCCAAGACCTGCCCGGCCAAATCGTCATGCACTACGTCTCGCCCAAACGCCTCACCCAACTAATCCATTGCGCCACCGACCGCTTAGAAAACTTCCTGCGGGAAGAAGTGGCAAACGCCTAAAACCCATCAAAACAAACAAAACCCAATAACCCCACCCGTCCGGCGCAAACCGCCGGACACAAAAAAGCCCCTTAACGGGGCTTAAATGCAAAGCCGCAATACCGGCCCACTATCGGCGGGAATCGGCATTTGACTTTTCTGGCTGTTAAGATATGCTTAAACCGTTATCGGCTGAGGGTGGCAGATCAGGGAGTCCCAGGGTATTGTCCGCACCTTCTACCACATCAAGCAACACCAATTCTAGGCTGATTAACAGCCCGTCTGCGATGACATCACTGTCAGCTTGGGAGGCGGGGTCCCCACTATCATCCATTGCGATGCTGTGCATTTTGTCTTTTTGATTTTTAAAAGGCTTTTTCCATTTTTTACACAGCAGCCTTACATTAAAGCTTTTTTCCTCAATAACAAATGGCACGTTATATTCCAAAATAGCCTCCACTTGCTCATCCCTCCCGTCATCACCCCTAACCACCGGATTAACCGCCGCCTTGGCAAGCTCCGCCAACTGCTGGATGGCTATGATACGTTCGCGTTGGTAAGCCTTAAGCCCATCTTGATTGCTTGCCGAAACCATTTTGTTTAACGAGGTACGGTTAACCTCCCAAACCAACCCATCCCCGGTAGTCACCTGCCCTTGGGTATTGTTTAGCGCGGCGGCAACCGCATCGGCAATCACCGTACTGGCGTTAGGATTAGCCTTAACGGCATCAGGCAATGTGGTTCCGACCAATTGCCCATGCTCTTCTTGTAGCCGCAACCTTTCTTCCAGGGCATATTCCGGCTCCGGTTCAGGCTCCGGTTCAGGCTCCGGTTGCTGTCCGGCAGTCGGCTCCACTTGCGCGGCGGCAGGTTCCTGATCCGTTAACGGGAGAGTCACCGCGTTCTCCGGCAACAGATCAACCGCCAGACTTGGCGCAACCTGCGCCGCCCTTACCGCCTCAAGCCTCTCTTTAGCGGTTTCCAACGCCCCTTCAAGCAGGGTAATCTCGGCTTGCAAGGCGGTTTTCTGGGCGGCGTTATCGGCAATCTTAGCGTTGGCCCGCGCAAACGCCGCGCTGTTTTTTGCCGCCAACTTCATCAGCCGTGCGGCCACCTGATTGACATTTAAATCCCGCCCCCTTTCAGGCGCAACCACCGCCGTCACATCGCGCTTATTGATTCGCCACAGCCAACTGATCATCTCATCGGTGGGCAACACCTTCTTAGGCGTGGTGTCGGGATTATGGAAATACACCGAAATGGTCTGTCCGTCCGACAACACAAAACGCACAACCACATTCACCGTACCGTTAGCAGAAAACGGCTCACTAATAGCCGAACTCTCAACCTTTAAATCGCCGCCCTGGGCATTTAAAACGCGCTGCATAGCCGCCATTTTCCGCTCCAGATAAGCGTACGGCGTGACCATCGCATCTAACGCCAAAACACCGTCAGAATCTTCGTAAATATCCGCAAAACTGCAAGCGTCCAGCATCAGCCCGGTATCATCCTGCTTAATCCGGTACAACAAACGGTCAAGGGTTATCCCGTATAACGGCAAGTGGGTTTGGTTATTCCAATAAACGGCATTAGGCATCTTTTTTCTCCTGTTTATTCGCCACGTTGTCGCATACATACCCGGCCATAAACATCGTCATAAACGTGGCCGGGTCGCCCAAATCAGCCCCCAACTTAATCGCCCCCAAGGCCGTGCTAACGATAGCCCCCATACTCAGTGCCGTAGCCGACACCGCACCACGCAAATACTCGCTAAAACGGCAAGTGACATGCCCCTTAACCACCTGCACGGTGTAATTGGCCAAGCCCCCCAACAGCCCGACGGCTACCAATTGCAAAAAAATCAGGTAACTTTCATTAAGCGTTGGCATTATCGCCCCCTAAAATGGTAGAAATTTCTTCATTGATGGCGGCAATGGCCTCTTTCAGCGCATCGCGTTTTTCGGTGAGAACCTGCACCATCTTCGGCGCGGGCGTGACAATGCCCTTCGGCACTTTAATGGCGGTAGCCGCCAGCTTTTTCTGAAAGGCAGAACGCCCCGCATCAAGGGTATTGACGATCTCAATAACCGCCTTGGCATGGTTGTCATGAGATTTAACGGGGAACAGCTTCTTATTGACCAAGACCTGAAAAATATCCCCGGTCTGGTTAACCCGCAACACCACCACCTGCGAATCGGCAAAGGTTATGCTTATTTCCCGATAGCTGACATTGGAAGTCCGGCGCACCTGCGTGGCTATATCCACTTGGGCAACGGTAACGTGGTGTTTCTCGAAGGCTTGTTTCAACTCTTTGGCAACCCCATCCTTTTTGGAGGACAAGTCGTCAAAGCTAAACAGGAATTGATTAGAAGAAGGCGTTGGCATGGCGGCGGCATTTTTTCAAAAACGCCACTATAAGCCAGCATTTGCCCATAAATGCGGGGGTTTCCGTAACGCTAGGCTATTTTTTCTATTCTTATCGTGCTTAAAAAAGTGGTCGAAGCATTAGCGGCTACTACGTCTATATATAAGTTTGTGCTAAATCCTCCCATATAAACAACTGTACTTCCGCTAGCTGCGGATAAATTCAAGTAAAAACACAGGATACAGTTAGTGCCAACGGTAGAAGTTGCCGTTCCTCCAGTTCCTCCAAAAGCATTTATAGAAGAAGCTAAAATAGTTGATCCTGTCGAATTCCAAAAAGCTATCTTTAAATCATGCCCCGCTACCAGCAAATTACCTACTACCGTTATGAAATAAATCCCAACTGGAAGAGATATTGAGCATTGACCGGCGGCATTATAAACAAGCCCAGAAATGTTATTAAATAGAGTTTTTGATACAGAAGGGTTTCCGTTAAAGGCCAATTGAGTGGAGCTTGTTTCAAAGTGATTAGCCATTAGGATTGCAATAGCTGATATTGCCCCGCCACCGCCACCGCCTGACACAACCAAATCACCCGCACCCAGCAACGAATTGCCATTGACGGTTCTCAAATTCGAGCCGCTAACTAAAAGCGGCTGATAAACCGCATCAAATTTAGCTTTCAAATAAGCATACAAATTAGCCAGCGTGGCTTTTTTCAGTACATTGCCCGCGCCCGAATCCAAAACCGCCAGCAAATCACCATCAACCAACGCCGTCTTAGCCGCCAACGCAACAAAAACATCGCTAATGTCAGTAGCCAACAAAAACACCGCACCAAGCCGACCATTCCAAGACGATAGTGAGTCCGTATTGTCGATTTTTTGCCAAGACGTACCGATGCTGATTAGCCAATCACCAGTGATATAGTCAATCCCATAAGCAGTAAAACTGCCAGTGGCAATAATAAAATTGCCATCATTGGCACTGGAAGCGGCGGGTATGGCAGAAAGACCGTTTAAGGCCGTATCTCCTGAGGTAATCGAAGAACCATTAAACACGCCCTTAAACTTAAGGGTATGCAATATCGAATCAGGCAATTGCGATATATAAACATGCCCGGATGAATCTAAGCCCGCATACCCGTCCGGCGAATTGCGGTAGGCCGCATCCTCAGGCGTAAAGCCCAGCTCGGCTTGCTTCGCATTAATATTGCCCTGCAACTTTTGCAAAATCGTTTGCAAAGTATCGCCGATAAGAATCGTGCCGGCCGCCGCCGTAAACGCACTGATCCCCGCGCCATAAACCCTAGCCGCCGTAAAAAACTGGTTAGTGCGGCCAGCATCAGAAAGTTGGTCGGTATTGGTAGGAATAGCCGAACTATCGGCCTTTAAAAGAATTGACGCTTGCAGGATAACCACAATATCGCGGAGCTTAGCCAACGTGTTCTTAATAGCCAACAAATTAGCCCTAAAACCGCTCAACCGCGCCGAACTCGGATTAGGTATGGTAGGGTCAACCCCGCCTAACTGGGTCTCAGCATCGCTTAATGCCGTATCAAAATCAGCCATCAGTCAATCACCCATCCTTGCCCGCTAATCGTACCTTTGACAGTCAGGTTGCCCGAAATAGATACATTACCGTCAACTTCAGTATCCCCGGTTATCGATGTAGGCCCCGTCACCGCCACCGAACCGCCTTGCAACGTCAACGCCTGGTCGGCAACCAAGGCAATACTGGCATGATGGAACCGCCGCACCCCGACACTATTGCCCGACCCCGGATTACGGTAGCCGTCAATAATCGGGTAGCGTGCATCGCCGCCCATAAACTGCACCCACACCAAATCCCCGGCCAGTATCTCTATTTCTGTATCCTTTGCCTTATCGCCGATAGGGTAATTAATCTCCGCGATAGGCAACTCGTCGCCGCCGTCCGTAACCCCGGCAATGCTCACCCGCACCAGCCGCGTCGCCGCATCATAAGAGCCTATCACCCCCGGATACAAACCCGCATAAACCTTGCCGTTCATGAATTCATCGCCCCCAACCACAGCTTAGAATACTGGTTGCCCGCCCCATCCATTCCGCCCTCAAAAACATGCGCTGCTGTGATGATTATCATCGGCTTAGCCCCCGAAATGTCCACCAAATCCCCCGCCATCAACCGCTCTTCCAACGACCGCTTAACCCGCTTGCGGTGGACAAGATAGCGCGTCATATTCTGCAACTGCCTAGGGGATTTATTCGGCGCGTAAACCGCCGTCCGAGCCTTTTGCGTATTGCCGTCCACCGTCTTACCGTCACTGCCCACCGAATAAAAACGCGGCGCATTATGCCGCTCCAAAAATCCGCTGGCCACATTATCAGACGCATTGTCCGGCAACGAAATGCTGGTGGTCTGGTTAAACAAATCCGCCAGACGCACAAAACCCAGCCGACCATTTCGCCAGCGCATCACCCCGCCCTCTTCCAGCATAACCAGCGCAATCTGGAACGTAGGGGCCTGGCCCTTAAGACAGGCAAACCGCTCAACCGGAATATCCCCATCAAAAACCTTAAAACTCGCCCCAGCGGCTTTATAAATCGCCGATAACCGAGTATTAGAGCGCACCAAAGCGGTCTCACGGATAAACGCCACGGTATGACAATTATCCAACACCCCAATCAGCTTAACCCCGCCAAAATCCCGCCCGCCTTGCGCTACCCGGTTCTCCACCCGCGTCGTCTTAATGATGTAGAAGCGGTTCCCCCCCGCCTCCAACACCTTCCCCTCCGCCAACAACCGCGCCAAATCGTCATCCGCCCGCACCTCCAGTTCCAACGTCATCGGCACCGGCACCAAACTAGAACGCACCACCGCCTTACTGATAAGGTCGCCGCGTATCTGGTCACCCTTTTCGGTAAAAATAATCATCGTGGCTTACAAATTGATAATGAGCCTAGAAAAGGCCTTATACGGCAACCCGTCTTCAATAGAGGCAATTTCAGCCGTGATTTCCGAAACGCTACGGCCAAACACATCAATCCCCTGCATCCGCGAAGCTTCCAGCTGCAAAGCCGTTTCCCGCTCCACATACAGCAAAAACAAAGGCCGGATCACCGCCCATTCCGATAATGACACATCAGTGTCCGCATCGATAGCTTGGTTATTATCCGGCGCACTGGCGATGGCGGCATACCCCGCATAAAACCCCACCGCCCGCACCGCCTGCGCCAACACCGTCGGCAGCTCCAGCATCTGCACATCAGGCCGCTCAACCGTGTAAAACCTGTTGACCCACTCACCCAACAACATAATTAAGCGGGCCGGTAATCCGTAGAGTTGCCCTGCTCAATTTCGCCAAAATAGTGGAAAAACATATTGCCGGAAATGAGCAAGGGTTGGCTACGGTTCTCAAAATCGCGGTCAGGGTTATCCACGACAATAAAGCATTCGTAAATGTCTTTTTTCCGCAAATAAGCCGTGGGCGTACCCTCATAAACCCGCGCGTCAAACTTACCGCCGCCATAAATAAGGTCAATAAGGAAGTTATCAATCTCCCCAGTCCTGACCTCCTGAAACGCCACCTGCCCCTGATGGGCAATTTTAGTTTGCTGAGGCTGATACAACGTAATCCCCAACGGCCCAGGGATTTCAATCTCACCCGCCACCGTCGCCACGGGCCACGGGAACTGCTTAGTCAGGTTCCAAAGAACCTCATGACCCATGCCGATAATCTCCAGCGAACCGTCACTGTTAATGGCCTTATCGCCATGCGCTTTAATGCTTGAATAGTTTTGCTTTAAATACGCCCCATTACTAACTGCCATAACACACCAACCCAATAAAATTAACGTCGGTGCAATATAGCTTTTACCAACGGCGAGATTGGCGGGGTTTCCTGATTTTTTTGGGGGGGATAGTAAAAGAACAGCTAGGGGGCAACAGGCCGCTTTGTATAAACAGCAGTTGTTAACACAAGGGTTTTGGCGTATATTTCCCAGAAACTGGGGTTTATGCTGATGTTATGCGTAGACTCCGGTGTATTTACAGCACATTTTTAGGCATCTACTTAACATTAGGCCTACTATCACCAACAATGGAAAGTACCAATGAATAAATTGAAATTTTTAATATCACTGATTTTACTTACGGCAATTTCTTCTATTGCACAAGCCGCTAAGCCTCCAAAAGATGTTGCCTTACTAATCAATAAGGAAGAGCAATTGGATGATAAGTGTCGTGGGGGTAGTGGCGACGACTCTGCAACAATAAAAGCATGTGAACGCCGCGATGTGATATTTAAGCAAATTGAAGCTAAAAACTGGTGCTGGGGAAAAGATGGGGATTTTGAATACCAAAAAAAATGGCAAAAATGCCCACCCAAGTAAAAAGGTAATAATATGAATTTAATAGATATTGCTGATTTTTGCTGGGACAAACGTGTGATAATACCTTTTGGTAATACTCCCCAATGGGTATCCGATACGTTTCAAGCAAAGTGGTTTCGTCGAATCAATGCAAATGAATGGGTGACAGGTAAGGATCGTCCAGGATGGTACTGGTTTGAATTAGACTATTCTTTACCGAACTTAATGGTGTTGCAAAAGCCTCTAAATTTAACGAAAAATGCGTGTGACTTTGGACAAGTATCTACGCACAATAACCGGCTATTTGATACGGACACCTGCCACACGAAAACACAGCTAAACGTTATTTATAATGGACACAATGCCAATGTCCTATCTCGAATTCGTGATCATTTTGCAGTTGACGACGACAGCAAAGGTGCTCTCGGAATAAACAAATACCCTCTTAGCAATGAAAAATGGACAGTATCGTTTTTCCTAGTACAGCATCTTGATCAAACAACAGACTTGACGGCTCAAGAAAAACAAAAAATCGAAAGCATTTGTCGGGATGAAACCGGAAGAATTGCAATAGAACAAATTTGGCGTTCGAAATATGGCTGGCCTGTATTGTGCAAGTCCTAACAAGTCAGTAAAAGGACGCGCCAAGCGGCGCGTCCCAAACGTCCGGCTTAACTAAACCCCACCCACAACCCTAGTCCCAATCACCTTCCTGGCCAATGTCTTCAACACCTCCGGCGCAAACTCCAGCGGCATAATATCCAGGATAAAATCACAAAACGCCTCGACATTGGTGACGGACACCATGCGCATATTATCGCCCATCTTTTCCGTACAAATGACCTCACCGTTCTGGAAGGTCGTCAGGGTACGGGTGATTTTGGACTTTCCAGGTTTAGGCAGCTCTTGGGACGGTGTGCCTTGCAGCTCGGCTTCCATCCGGTTAAAAGCGGTGATGTAAGCCTCTTTCCACTGGGCCGCTTTGGCTCCGGTGAAACCCATCGCCAAAAAGGTGAAACCGTCGCGGGTTAGTTCATAGGCTGGGTCTTTACGGGTTTTTCCCATGCCTATTTCAACGTCAATTTCCATCAGCGCAAAATTGCGCTTATGGAATTCGGGTGAGCAATCAAGATTTTTTATTGTGCGTAAAACAGATTTATGTTGTTTGCCGAAATGTTCGGCAATTTTTAACGAGGTAGTTTTAATTTCGCCGTTGATGATGGCAAGTTCTGGGCGTAATTCGGGCGTAGCTGGGGATTGGGTATTCATGGATAGACTCCTTTTCAATGGATTTAATCCACCGACCGGAGCTGCCAAGCACCGGGCGGCGGATGATATAACGGGTTGGCAGACAGGGAAAAGGAACCTGCAAGCCCGAAGGCTTCCCATTACACCACCCGCCATAAAGCAAAGGGCATAAAAAAAGCTCGGTGCCACGATTGGCACAAAGCTCTTGTGCCTTTTCTTTCAAGTCTGCCAAGACCTGTGCCGCCAATGAGGGCGACCTATATAAAGCATAGCCCTGATTTGCGGCGACTGTCAAGGCCTTCATTCACGCACAAGCGGGGCGTTTCATCAAAGTACGACGCTAACTCCAAGATTATAAGTGGCCTTCAATACCTTCATCTCGCTTTCCATAGCCAGTATTTCACGCGCTATTTTCAAAATGTCGGGGATGATGGCCGCCAACACTTCTGATTTTTCAATAATCGACTGGCAGTTTATTGTCGTCCCTTGGTTCGACAAATCATAAGATAGCATCCCTATAGAGGGCTGCATTGACCTTAACTTATTACGGTTTGCCACACATTGTTGCTGAAGAAAGGTAAAACGCCCTAACATTTCATAATTCACATCATTTTGCATTTTCTTATCCGATAGTTAATAAAAAATCCGTCATTCCAACAAATCCGCAAACAAAGCCGCCACCCTGTCCGACACAGCCGCCGCCGCTTGCCCCACCGACTGCTCGGCGGGCATATAAACGCAATCCTCCAGGAAGGCGAACGACATGGCATCAATAATATCGGGCGATTTGATGCCGTTTTTCAACATCACCTCCTTCCTCTCCATCACATACCGCAAGCCGCCCGCCTCGGCAAAATGGTACGGCAAACGCGACCCCTGCAACAAAATCTTATTGCGCTGGTCCTGGCTAACTTCAAACCGGAACGACACCCGGCCATCACGCACCGCATCCCTAAACCGCACCATCGCACATGCCCGGCGGTTATAAAAACGTTTTTGGTACTCATCCTTAAAACACGGCTTGCCCCAATTGACCCGCACCACCGGAACCCCCGATGCCTCTATCAGCTTGCACACCGCCGCCCCAATCCCGCCGTAATCCACCAGCAAAGTCGGATTAGAATGCCGCCCAAACTCGTGGACAATATCGCCGGAAAAAGTGATCTCGTCCGTATCGTTCCTACAATACGGAATTGCAAAATACTCGACCCGCCGCGCGTCCTCATCAAAATCCCCAGAGCCGATCACCTTAGCGGCCACCAGCACCGAATCGTCGCGGTACTCCCCCATACCCACGTCGCCCAACAGCACAATGCCATAATTCTCATCGGCACCGATAATCTGCCCCAACCCAAACGGCTTTTCCAGCTCCGCCCGCGACAACAGGATACTGCCCGAATCCTCGACAAACTTGCCCAGCACCCGCACCCGATACTCGACCGTATGCTTCCCCCCCGTTTCCTTCTCCCTATCCTTAAGCCACTGCGTCGTAACAAACGGCGACCGCTCAGAATTGAAGCTCAGTGCCGCCCAAGAACCGCCGTTGAGCTTAGACAGGTTATTTTGCGACTCATAAAACGTCCCCGCATTACGCACCCCCTGCGAAGCCATCAACGTGCGGTTGCCGCCTTGGGTTTGCGTACCCTCAATAACCTTAAAATGCTCATCCGAAACACCTGCGGCCTCATCGATGATGATTAACTGCCAAAAACGGTGCTTACCCGCCACCCCAATCGCCTTACCGGCCTGCATGGCGACTTGGCTAATAAACCACGTCTTCTCAAAGTCCTTGACAGTAACCCGCTCGCTGTCAATCTTGTAATAATCGTTCAGCCACGCAAACGGCCCCTCTGCTATGGCAAGCTGCGCGTCCGTCATCTCCTTCCAGATACCGTCCGCCACCTGACTAATGCGCGGCGCACCGATATAAGTGTTAGAGCCTATCTCCAGCTTATCCTCGTAATACGCCACCGGGTGGCAAAGCAAATGCCACAAGGCGATCCGCGCAAACACCGCCGTCTTCCCCGTACCCGTGCCCGACACGATGGACACCTTGGCATTAGGTGGTATCAGCTCCCAACAAACTTCCTCTTGGTCTTCTGACGGCAACATGCCGCACACCGACACACAAAAACCCAACGGGTCGGCATGGTAAGCCTCAACAAAATCCCAATACCGCTCATCATGAAAAAGCGTCGTCTTACTTGCCATCAATCAGAGCCAAGCTTGCGTTCCTGATACACCAAAAGCTGCCGCTGCCGTGCTTTATCCATACGCTCAATATATTGAGTTTTAACAATTTCAAGCAATTCAGCGTCAAGCTTATAGTTATGCTCTACTTCCTGCTTATCTTTCCACTTGCCGGACTTGCGGTTTTTCAGCCAAATGAACGCCGCGCGGGTGTCAGGCGGATGGTGCTTATCGACATCATGGGTAACAATCCCCTCCTGAGTACAAAAAACCTTTGTTTCAACATGCGAATAGCCCGTAGCGCGTTTATAAAGGCTTTCAGCCACATTCGCATCCGCCCTATCCTTACCGTTAAGGATGGCCTGACAAAATTCAGGAAAATCCCGTTTCCAACGATAAATAGTGCGCTCGTCAACATCAAAATTTGCTGCCAATTCGGCATCAGTGGCCCCCAACAAGCAAAACTTATACGCCCACTCGGCATACTCAGGTTGATATAAAGAATTGCCGTGAATTGCCTCCTCACTATCATCAGGTAGGTTTTGCGTAGGTTTTGAGTAGGTTTTTTTCTTAGCTTTTATCCGTTGCGTAGGCTTTTCTACAGTATCAGCAATAGATTTACCGCACTTTTTTTTCCATGCCTCTTTATTAGCCCTTTCGCTTACGGTAGGCCTGCTAACCCCAAGCTCAGTAGCCAACCATGCAAACCCATCGCGTTTATCAGCTTCCCACTTATCACGCGCGGCTTGCCACTGCTCCTTAGATAATTTCGCCATAAACGGCCACCAAATCCTTCTCCACAGCAACCGCCGAATCCGTCGCCAAAAAATTGGCAAACATTTTCTTAGCTTGGCTGGCTACCCACGCCGTTTCGCCAACTAACCTGGCCAGCTTTGCGCCGCCCCGCATTTCATTTTCAAAGGTCGGGTTAAGGTCAACAAAACGTGTCATGGCATTTTCAGTTTCGGCGGCTGAATTCACCAACCGGATAACAACCCGCTCCATATCGGCAACCCGGCGGCTTAAGCTACAAATGGCCTTAATCTCCGCCCGACGGGCCACAGATAGATTATCGAACAAATGGGCGACAATATGCACAGTACGGTCATGATGCTCATCGGCATCCCAATCATCAGTCAGGCCTAACAGATAATCACACGACACCCCGTACATGCGGGATATTTGCAGCAACCGCTTAACAGTAGGCATCCGCCCGTCGAACGCATTCTCAAGCTTTGAGAGTTGCGAGTCGTTTTTATAGCCCATCCGCCGTGCCGCTACCTCCAAGCTGATGCCGTTAAGCTGCCTAGCCTCCTTTATCCGTTTAGCAATCAACTCAGCCAACGCCTTATCGCTAATATCCATCGCCGAAAGCTCCTAAACCATCAAAAAAAACCTGCTTTACTGCTTATTTACCCACAATTGGTATGGGGTAAACCCTTAATTCCCTACCATCCTTCTCCAAGCGGTATGTTTCGCCAAACCGCTCGATATAGCCCCTAAACATACCCATAGCCGACGCTTTAGAGCTGTAATGGTGCGAAACCTTATCCGCCAAATCCCGAAGGGAAATGCCGGGATTATTCTTGATAACCCTATCGGCTTCATCCATAGCCCGCTTATACGGCGTACTGTAAGCGCCGTTACTGCCCGCCACATAATTATTCATGTCAACGTGTAAAGCCTCGCGCAACTTCACCGCCCTATCATGTGCCGCCCGGTTCTTCCTGGGTTCTGCCTGAGTACAAAAACCGCTCCAACCGGCATACTTATCGTTAGCTGCGGCCATATTCACCGTTAACCAACCGACCCCCTTAGACCGGAAAAAATCCAAGGCCAAATCTTCGGTGTGGTATTTCATTTTTTTCACAGGTGTGCAAACCGACACGAGATGCGCCCTACCCACCCACCGGAAAGCCTGGCTCAAGACCTCAAGATTAAGGCTTAACTTACACTCGAAAACCCAGACCAAACCGTCCTTAACGGCCACCACATCGGCACGGTGGCCGAAAGACTCCACCTGCACTTCGGAATAACATGACCAACCCTCAGCGGTAAGGTGATCAATCAAACGCTTTGCCAAATCGGCTTCCGTAAACTTTACTTTTGCCTTAGCCATCAGCTTTCCACCTCATACCCGACAATAACCCTATCGGCTTCATCTTGAGTCCTGAACTCCAGCAACCGCATACACTTACCACCCAAATAATCCACCACGGCCAGCACAAAAAAATTGCCGTAATTGTCATAACGATCAACAATTTCCTTTACGACTGGACAAGTGTTCATGCCAAAATAACGCGCAACTTAGCCAAGGCGGCAAAGCCTACAGAGGCATCTTGAAAATTCTGCGTTCTTTTATGGTCTAAGGCCTTCGGTTGCTCAAAAGCATGGTCAGGAAAATCAGGATAGCCAAAAGCCAGCAGATGTTCATAAACGGGCTTTACCATCCGACGAATATCAGCCGTTTTTGACAATCTGAGAACGTGCATATCGACCTCTTGGGCAACCGCAAAAACGATAGGATGCTCATAACGGTCAACGATACTGCCTTGTCGGCTACCTAAAAAAGCCAGCAAACTGACTACCCTATCCAGCGACGGAACAAGCAGGTTTTGCCTATTGCCTCTGCACAAGTGGCACATTTCAAACACATCAGGAACCCAAGAATTGCCGCCATTTTTCAATTCGTCGGCAATTTTTAGCCCTAGCGCATCTATGCCACTGCTTAGCATATCGCGGGTAATGCCCGCCTTATCAAATTCCCGCTTCCAAATTTTGGCCGTGTCTGAAAGCCCCGTTTTGTCATCGTTCAACGCACTGCCCATAGGCGTTGTCCACTTGTACAAAAACAATTGCCCCATCCGTTGCCAAAATTTCACCATGGTTCCGGTCGATAGCCCATCGCTAGTTGATGACGATGCTGGCCTTTCTTGCGTCTTGCTCTGCGTCGATTCGCTCGGCGATGTCACTATCGCGTTGAAGTTCGGCGAGGGGCGATAATTTTTTGCCAGGTCCCCTATTGCCTTGGCTGCTGAGCCGTTCTGTGTCATAATTCCCCCCGTAAGTATTTACGCTTAAGCCCCGTTGTTGACTTGCCCGGTCAACGGGGCTTTTTTGTGGCTGTTGATTTTTAAAAACAATTTCTTTCACAAAGTTTTTGTAATACATCGGGCTAGACGGCCTGTCCTGACCCTTTGCGGCTAAACTGGCTCTTACCGCGAGCGTAGCTGTCTCAACCATCGCCCTGGTAACGCCGTCATCAACCCACGACTTGAACATCGTCAGGGTTTTTACCGTCATGGCCTCAGGCAACGAAAACCCCAGCACGTTGACAAAATACGCCGCCCAATGGGGAGGCGATTCCGGCTGTTCAGGAATCACGTCCGGCAAGACAGGCGGCGGGTACAACTCGCCGACATTTCCCGGAGGCTCGGTTTTTTCCGCAAGCGTGGTCGCGTCAGCGTCCGCGCTAGACAACACAATACAATCTCTTTCTTTTCCCTGTCCCTGTCCCTTAAGAGCGTTTTCCGGCGGAATTCCAGAACCGCTAAAAGGCTTTTCCGGCGGAAAGTTTTCAGATTCCGTAGGAATAAATATTTTTTCCTTCGGAAAACTCGGCTTTTCTGGAAACGGCAATAATTCCAGATTTTTCGTTTTTCTGGACTTATTTTCCTTACGAATCCGGTCGCACTCTTTTGCCCATCGGTGCAACTGCTTTTCGCGCCATGACTTCATCGCCTCACTGGCAATATGCGGGTGATATATCCGCCCGTCAGAACATTTAATGAACCCGTGCAACGCCTCCTCTTTAAAACGTAACCATTCCGAAACGACCCGTCCAAACCCCGCCAAATGCGCCAATTCAATGTCGTCATCCGGCAAACTGGCGGCGGGCAATTGATGCCAACAGGCACACCACAACAACACAGCCGACCGAAACCCCTCACCAGTGGCCGCATACGCCAGCCGACTATCTCTGAGCCGACAGACATCCAACGGCATGAAATAAAAATCGCGTAAATCGACATCCGGTGTAACTAATGGAGGTGGGTATCCCGCATCCTCAACATTTTTCATTTAATTGCCCTTATTAAATAGCCCATAAAAAAACGGCGGCGACACATGGGCGGTGTTTTCGGTAGCTAACCTAGCCGCGTCTGTACTTCACTTCAAAACATCAACCCTGTTTACTGAATCAGGGGTTATCCTCTCGTGATAACAGCTCCCAACGCTTGGCATTAACAACGCAGCCCAAGTCTGCAAATCGGCATCCAATCAGCCGTATAGGTGATACCGCAAAAGGCATCAATAAAAAAGCCTTAAAAAAGCCGTTTTATTGATGCCACCGCTTAACCCGGAGGGCGGGGGTGGCAACGCCGTTGTTTTGGCGTTGCCTGTCAATCAAGCTGTGTCAGTGGCACTTAACTTATCAGTGGTATTGGAATTGGCGGCATTACCGCCGCAGCTCTTCCCCACTGTATAATGCCAATTGGCCTCACCGACACTGTGCCGGCCCAACGGGTCGGCTTCACCGCCAAAGTGAAAAGGCTCCAAACTACTGGCCGGAACCGGTGGCGGGTCAGAAGCCGCAGCGGCTACCGCCGAACCGAACACCCCGATCACCGCCAAAGCCAAAAAGGCCAACTGCGCTTTAACCAATTTCATAACTTAATCCTCTGTTTCGCCTTTTTTCACTCGGTGTCGGGAAAAGGCCTTGCCCGTTTTTGACTTGGTGATGACTGCTTTGGTAGGGTCGCTAATATCGACATGGCAACCATACTTAGTGATGGCATCGGTCAATACTGAAAAAGTAACCGTTCACCTACCCCCCCAAAAAAACTTGCAATAACGTAAATATCGCCAGAAAATGGTGTCATGAACCTCGACTTTAGCCAACCCGCCCCCCAAGCGAAAACGCTTGACGAAGCGCAGCAA